ATAGTTTGCACTCATTGTACCAGTCACAATGTTACTAGCATTTAAGTTTATCACATTAACTCTATTAGCATCAAGAGTGCCTGTAGTAACCTTACCAGCATTGATATTAGCGATATGAGCATCCTTAATAACCGCGTTCTCAATCTTAGTATTACCATCGAGCCATATAGAAGAACCTTTAATCCTAACATCGGTACCTGTAGCATTGATCTCGGATACAATGTCATTGTTACTGTTAAGATTTTTAACAGCCCAAGATCCTGCGAGTTGAGTAACCCTAGTAGAGATAGAAGTAATAGGACTATATGGTGCTTCTTCACCTTTATTCCACATTATATTACGGAAATATAATGAAGATGAATGCGTATATACTATCGCAAATCGAACGTTCTTCCCAAGACTTCTAAGTTGAGTATACGCCATATTTTGAGAAATTTTTCGATAGTCTGGACCAGCCGCCTGTCTACCAGTAGCACTTACATCAACCGTCCAAGGACCAATTTCCCAACGTTTTTTATCGAAGTCGTAAAAACCATAATGAAATTGTTGAGACTCGGCAGCTGAGAAATAACCATTACCCAAAGGATTTACTCTCCATTCAAACGAAAGTGTCCATCTTTCACCAACTTTTATCTCATAGTTGTCCAGTGGTAATGAAATATACCAATATGGTTGGTTATTTGGTTCTGTCGTTTCGGCGCTAGGAGTTATAGTTCGAACAGGTATTGTGTAAAATAACAGTTCAGAGTCAACTCCAGTTGGGCGTTTAACAATATAAGGATTTGCAATATAAGTCAAATTCGTATTTATTTTTCTTCTATCGACAAGAATCCCAGAAGTCATATCAGCAAAATTATCGGTCGATAGAATATGATTAATCACTTTAGGCGGTGGGTTTAGAACTGACCCAAGTACGCCTCTGGCAAATACCTCGGTCTGGAATATTTCAGGAGTCATAACCATTCCTGTAACATTCTTTTTAACCTCAGATTCGTTTTTACCAATAACCCGCTCATAAATACCAATTTGGTCTTTGATCTTGTTAAATTCTCCGGTTTGTGGGAGGTCTCTAAGTTGCAGTAACGCACTCTCAGCTTTACTTAATGCCTGTAGAGTTCGTTCCTTGGAATCTTCCTCAGCATCTTTAATCTTCTGTTCAACTTCCGCAAAATGAGTTGCCACTGTTCTGTTGACATCGTCTTCGAAATCGGAGTCAACAACTCGCTTCCATTTTGATCCATCCCAAATGTTGAGCTGAACCTTACCATTACCCATGTCTTTGTACCAAAGATCTCCAGTTCTGGCAGAAGTTGGTTGAGTTGTTTGGTAGTTGATGATGTTCTTACCATCCGCTGTAAGGTTTACAATCTTAGACCAAAGACCTCCACTGTTATAGAAGATGTTATTAACAGCCCCTTCGACTTTAGAATTAACTGTTGAAGTCAGAGACGATCCATAACTAGTAGATCCTTTACCGTTATCAGAGATTACCATTGTCTTAATCTGTTCTTTTAGAACATCATAAGTTAACTCTCGTACTTTCAATGTTGTGGATAGGTTCCATTTAGACACCCACACATCGACAGTATCACAAAGACCAATAGTCTCTAAACGATTAATGGTATATTCATCAAACAAATTACTATCTCTAAGAGCGGCCATCTCAACAGTCATCTGGATGCTAGGAATATCACAACCAGGATTTCTAGATGTGAAATAGTTTTTAGCAGCATTATCAACTTGAGCTTTTGTGATCTCATGATCGCCATTACCTTGGTTAGTGTTTTGGAAATCACTTGAGAAATCTATAGGTCTCAAGTTCTTTTGAGAATATGAGTTATAGTACATTGACTTAACAACGTCACCAAATACATAAATCTCTTGTTGATCATTTCCATTACCTGTACGTTTAGTGTACTTAGCATAAGGTAATATAGCAGTGAATTTACCTTTGAAAGATACCTGGGTCTTAAAGTTCTCCATATTCTTTCCTAAACGAATAGTAGTAACATTTTGTTTACCACGATTTCTAAGGAAATGAATATAGTTGTTTGTCCGTTTTATCTCGCCTCGCCATAAGTCGATAAGCGAACCTTCTTCTCCAGATAACACGCTTTGCATATTCCGAAGAAGAAATTCGAAGTCCTTTAGATTATCGGTTATGTCCGTATAAAACTCATAAGGAACTGCTTCTGGACCACCAACAACATTTTGTTTAGCCAGCGCAAATGCTGTAGCCGGAGTACCTTTACCTTTAGCCGCTTTTACCAGCATACCATTTAGGTCATCCGTGATTGTCACGCATTTAGCTTTTATTGTCTGGTCTTTGGTATTCTTTTCTACCTCATAAATACGAAATGCATGAGGTAAATCAGTATCATTAGGCTTTGCTAGAATATAACGGTTCTCTTTGATTTCATTAAACCATTGTCCGCTATATGGATATGTGAGTTCTAACTCGAATTCTCCATTACGAACCTCATGAACCTCACACTCAAGAGCATCCCACAATACACCAATACCATTCGACTCAAAGTCTCGTTCATATTGTTCATAAAGTATAGGTCTCATAGCAGATCCCTCCATCTAGGAATCATTTCAACAGTACTAATTGCACCATTCCAATTGATTTGTACCGATTGTTCTGAGGGCATGTGCCAAAAGTCCTTTGATTTACATTTATGGTTTGCATTTGTGATAACTCCATTGTTGTTACGATATACGAAGTATTTTTCACAGTCAATATAGATGTTTCCTTCTACACCTGTGAATATCATCTTCTTATACCCAACAGTCATATCCAAATCGCCATTACCAATTATACGGAATAATGGTTTGGCATCGGACATTCTAGGGTTTCGCATCCAACCTGCTTTAGGAATATTCCACCAAGAGTCAATAGTATCCACATAATACTTATATGGTTGTACTTTGATCTTGAGTTTGAATACCATGGCACCATTATAGTACCATTTGTTTTCAAATGTTGGTGCTTCGGTTAGTATACACAAATATACCTTTTCGGGGTCAAAATATGGAGTCATCTTAAACTCGTATTGACCAAACTTGAAGAATTTATAGATCCTATTACGGGCTGTTGAAATAGCTGTAGGATCGTCTACTCTTCCTCCATGATAAAGAAGAGTAAGTTCTACTTCTGTAGCTTCATATCCTCCATCATCATAAATCAAGAACCCATCATAGCCAGCAGGCTCTTTATGAACCTGCCGACGTTTGGGTGCTTCGATATCGGGAC